AGGAGGCGTACCCGGTCTCTCTAGGGAGTTTTCTGGAGCGATCAGAGCTATGTATGGATTCAGCTGGAATCGAAAGTGAACAGTGTAGAAAGTTTTCGAGGAATCGGAAACCGACCCCCATACTGACTCTCTGGTCAGCTGCTCAAATCTTCATCGTTGCTGGTCCTACATGATTAGGCCCAATGGAGTTCAGGTTGGATAAGCCTTTAAGGCACTATCCGTTAGATTACATGACGTTGGCGCGCTGCTAAACAGCACGCAGCTTAATAAGGCTCGAAAAGTCTTACGTCAGCTTCATGATAATCTTAAGTAACCTCTGAACTGCGAAAGCAGTCAAGTTACACGGACGTGTCCTTTATATTACGGATATCCTTCCACTCTCCAAAGGGATTACCCTGGTCGTGTTTGCATCCGCATAGGATGATCCAGATATTCCATACCCAAGATTGGAGCAGTACCTGCCTAGCAAGCAGGGAACCTTCAGTTGAGGGTGGGATATTTGACATCCTTGAGGCCGGCTCTACGCTACAGGCAAGCATGTGTCAACACCTGGGGTTTTCAGTATCCCCTGTGAGCCACAAAACTGGCGCTGAGTGTATGAGCGCGGCGGTAGGGTTGTCGCATACCCACCTGGCAGAAGGTTAGCTGCCTAATCTGACCAGGATCGCGTGCTCATGCATTAGAGTGAACCTTTTAATTTTTTTTAAAAGCTTCAGAAAGAAAAATGCGACTAATCGTCTTGTTAACGACGTTAATCTTAACATTTTACTTGCCTGAGCTGATGAGATCTAAAAGACCGCTAGTAGAGGAGTACTTTAGGACCGTGAAATCTCTAAGAGATGAACGTGGGTTAGCTTGGACTGTTAAGTACGTGAAAAGTTCACGGCTTGCAGTTACAAGATACCTCACAGGGCATACATTAGAGACGTTGGACGGAGTTGCTCTTAAAGGAGGTTGGCCAGTTTGGCTAACTTCCCACAAAGAGCTCATCCAGACAAAGGATGGTATAAGACTCTTAATGACATTGTTAATATCATTGAGAGGGATACACCTGAAACCTGTTCTGGATGTGACCCCAATTATCTCACCATGGAAAGGTAAGGATACCATTACGGAATCCGAACTTAACCATGCGTGTCAACAATTGGGGATCCGCCCAACTAAGGTCGGGTTTGAAAAGTTCCATATGTCTACTAAGTCTGGACCATTGGGCCAAGCCATCTTAACTTCGGTAACCGAACTTACGATATTGCCTCAACAATTACTCGAAAACATTCGAGTTCTTGGAGGTGATACCCTGGGTAAGATTATCGATGCTTTGATGGTTAGCCGGTTCAATGAACACAGCTTAGCTAGCATCTGGAAAACTCTCTTCCCGCCGAAGACACAGTCCTTTAGGAAACTCTCCTACTTCAGCG